AAGTTGATTCATTAAATCAAATACATCTCCGTGGTCTGCTATCAGACTACTGGCACGCTTAGGACCGATTCCATTTACTCCTGGGACATTATCTCCTTTATCTCCTGTTAAGCACTTAAAAGTTAAGTACATCTCAGGTGGAAAGTCATAATGCTCGTCCCAATTACCTATTGTTGTCTCTTTTCTTGTTACGGTAGAGAACCGTGATATGTTCTCGGTTATTAGAAGATCCCAGTCTTTATCTGAACTCACCATCCAAATGTCCTGTACACCTACTTCTTCTCTATTAAGAGCTATGACTGCCGCAATATCATCAGCCTCTACACCATTGTACTTAATAGTAAGATAACCTTTTTCTTTACATAAGTCAATACATTTCTGAAATTCTCCGAGGAAATTCATAAACTCTTGTCTTTCTTCTTCTGTTTGGTCTGCATACCGTTCTTTACGGTTTGCTTTATACTCTGGGTCTATAGATTTGCGGTAATCACTACCTCCATCTCCGAGTACTACGATTTCTCCACAATCGTATGATTTTGCAAGACTTTCGATAGTCCTGAGATATTCTACTTTAAAGAACTCTTTCTTTTGATGTTTCCATCTGAACGCCAAGTTAAGTCCATCAACTACTAACAGATTACCGTTAGGAGTCGGAGGGTTTCCAAGGCTCGTAAATTCTATCGCCATGTGTCCATTCCTGTTTTTCATGTTCAAGCCACTTCTCCGCTAGGCAAATATAAGCATCAAGCCAAGGCAGATGCATGTACTGTTCTAACTTCTGAGGTTTCCGAACGGTTGATACAAAAAATTGTGCATGGTTGGCTTTGAAAAACAGAAGCGGTTCTTGATTACAAAGCTCCGCTTGTTGTCTTGCCTTAGCCCACCATTGCACAAAATTATTACTTTTGTTGGTAAATATTTTAGTAGTAACTGCGTCGTCCTTGTAAAATTTTACCTCGATTAGGAACTTGTTTATCTTATGTGTAAGATAAAGATCTCCTTTTATTTTCCCACTACCAGAGCCGGGAGTGCCCACAAATGGTAATTGGGTATGTCTTGTCAACATATTGGCAACTAGTGCCTCGGCTTTTGCGCCTTTTTGTCTACTATTGACCACAGGTATCGATATATTTAATTAAATTATCGGTATTGTGGAGTTTTAAGTCTACTATTGCGTCATCGTCGATATCTATTTCTAGTTCATCTTCTAACTGTAGAACAATATCAACCATATCCAAACTATCAGCACCTAACTCAATAAGATCGTCTCCGAGCTGGAGACTGCCTCTGTTTAAGTCTAATACTTCTTCTATAATTCTAAATACTGTTTCCATACTTTACTCCAAATGACTTATGTTGTCATCTTTAATAATTTCTATTTTTTCTAGCAATGGGTGTGTCCAACCATGTGAGACTAGAAAAGTATTGAGTGTTTCTTCTTTAAGTAATACTTCTACTACTTTTTCTTTTCCCTGTTCGTCAAGTGCCTGATTAACCTCATCGAGGAACAGCACATTGATCTGACTTCTACTAATAGATGTCATTAGTTTTCGTATTGCAACTAACGTAGCAATATTTACTCTTGCAAGTTCACCACTAGATAATGCTAGAATGTCGATAAGTTTACCAGTATCAGTAACTTCTACGTTTAGTTTATCATTCTCTACTACGAAATTGATACTAAATCTACCATCGCTAAACTCTGCCAAGTAGTCGTTTGTTAAAGACTCTAGTTCTTTAACGAGGGACTCGATCTTGTATGCGAGTAAGCCGTTTGTACTAAATGCTTTTTTAAGTATCTCGAGAACTGAAAGTTTATCTTCAATACTGCTGAGTTTGCTGATAATACTATCAAGCTCTTTCTCAAACTGAGCAGTTTGCTCTTGTATAATCTCAATTCGCGTATTGTGTCTCTCTCTTCTTTCATTTTCTTCTGCTACTTCTTCCAGCTCGTCACGAGCCATTTGAGCTTTCGCCCTAAGCGTTGTAATACTGTCTCTGATTCTTTCTGGATCGCTAACTTTCGTTGGGAGTCTAGAGTCAATAGAGTTGAAGAGCTGTTCCCAGTCTCTGACTCCTTTGGCTGCACTCCTATGTATTTTATTTTCATCTTCTAGTTTCTCTAGTTTCTCCTGTTCTTCGTTCATAAACTTAGAACATTGCATTGCCCTTTTATTGTGCTCACTATACCTAGCTTCGACAAATTTCATGTCGACTGGTTGTTCACAGGTTGGGCACTCCTGGTCTTCCATGTTTTTTAAGCTTTCATACTTATCACGCATCATTACTTCGTGACTAAGTTCTGATTTCCAAGCTCCAATAGCGCCTATTACCCCTGCTGTGTCCACAGACTCCGGGTATAGACGAAAATCATCTCTGAGAGAAGTAATGTCTATTGACTTCAACTTCTCTAACAAATTATTATTGGTGTTGATTTTTTTATTTTTTTCCGAGATATTTTCAAAGTCTATTTGTAACTGACGTAAAGTCTGTTCGTCTTTATCCGAGATTTTTGGTAAATCCATTTTGGATAATATCTCTGTAGTCTCTAATTTGTTGTCTGTTAACCATTTAACAATAGTATCTGTTTTAGCAGTCAGGGCTGTTACTTCCTGCGTTGCACTACGTACTCCTTCCTTGAACACCTCGAAAAATGCGACGTAATCGTCAAGTTTTAATAAATCTATTAAAAACTTCTTACGGTTAGTATCTGTCGCAGTTAAGAACTGTAAACTTGTATTAGTATTCTGATAAACAAGTTGGGTGAATGTTTTGAAATCACAACCTAAGACCTCTCCCAAAGTCTTATAGGTGTTACTAGCAGTATGGCTACTTATATCTTCGCCATTTTTTGTTAGCTTACACTTTAGAGTTGCTCGTCTATTAACTGTGATGTTGTAGACATCAGTATCAACAGTAAAATCTAGACTAATATCATAGCCTTGATTTATATATCTATTAGCAATATCAGCTTTTTTCACATTCTTACTATTCTTGTTGAATAATACTTCTTCAAGAATAAGTGGAATAGATGATTTACCTACTCCATTTGTGCCTACTAGCTGTGTTAGATTTGCTTCTGCAAGATCGATTTCATTGTTTGACCCATAGGAGAAACAGTTATCCCAAGCTAACTTCTGTAGAATAATCATTGTACACTCCTATAATTGGTTTTATCTTTTCTTCTTCTAAATTTAGTATATCTCGTAAGTATACTACAAGTTCATCACTCATGGACATATCAGAAGTAAGAGACAATGTAGCTTCTACATGTCGTTTTACAACTTTCTTGTCTAAGAGTTCTGAGTTCTTAATCTTTGCCAAATCCTGAACGTCGCCTTCGAGTTCGTAAATTGTATGGTCAAAGTCAGTCTGTATCATACTGTCTGGGTCTGATACAGTTTTTCTGATTAGCTGAGGTAAATCAAGTTCATGCCATGTCCATGACCAATCCTTGTCTATAAGTAAAGCACCTGTCTTTACTCTGTTCCTGTGGAAACTGGTTGTCATAGGACTGCCAGGATATACTATGTTTCTTTGAGTATTCTCGTGAGCATGTAAATCTCCAGCAAAGACAGTCTTAAACTTGTCAAACCTTTCTAATTCTACTTCAGGCATTACATGAGGGGGTATTTCCCCCCTAACATGCGTAAAAAGAATCTCGGCATCTATCGACTCTATACTGTTTTTGCGGTGCAAATCAGCATAAGGTAATATAGCCCAATCATCTTGTACATAAGTAGAGTCTATAACCTCTACTAATGCGTTAACATCTGAAGTTGCTTTCTTTAGGTTAGTAAAGAAAGTCTTATTCTTCCTAGTAGCTTCATGATTTCCGTCATAAATAATAGTAGGAATAGTTACCCTTCTTATAAAATCAAAGTATAGGGTAAGTTCGTCCATTGAGGGGACTCGATCAAACAAATCCCCGCCAATGATGTGCAAATCACAGTCATTTTCCAACTCAGTAATCTGGTCAAAGAACATAGTGTATCTATTGGTTGCCCAATCTACAGGTACGTTTTTCTGTCCGAGTTTAATGTGCCAGTCGGCTGTGTATAATATCATGCTACGAAGTCGTCTCCTGGTTGCCATTCACAACCTGTAAGTCCACCAGCCTGTAAAGACTGTAATGTTCTTAGTACTTCGTTTGCATTTCTGCCTGTATCTAAAGCATTTACTGATACATGCTGTATATAGCCTTCTGGGTCTATAATGTAAGTGGCTCTAAGAGCTACACCTTCATTATTATCAACTATACCTAACTCTTCAGCTAGGTATAATCCACAGTCAGCAGCTAAGGTATGGTTGATATTTCGTATTGCTCCAACAGCTGTTTTCCAAGCCATCTTACAATACTCATTATCGCCACTAATACCTATAACTTCAGCATGTTCTACAAGTATATCCATACCCGCAATCTCGGTCGGACATATAAAAGTAAAGTCTTTGGGGTAAAAATAAATTACCAACCACTCGCCGTCTACTTCAGACCACGTGTCGACTTCAACCATTTCATCGTTCAGGTCTACACAGTTAAGTGTGTAAAGCGGAAACTTTTGTCCTACTCCAATCATGATACGTCAAACTCCTCGTCTACTGTTTCGTTAGATTCTGCACCTTGAACTTTCTTAAGTAACTCAAGTTGCGCGTCAGCTGTAGGTCTTGGAAGAACGTCGTCCATAGACTTAAGGTCTGCGACAAGTTCTTGTTCCCAATCTTCTAAAGCTCTAGGCTTACATTTAAGCATTGCTAATTGATATTCAACATTGAACACCTGTGGGCCAGTCTTCAATCTCTTGAAGTAAATATCCCAACCAGTAGTCTGGTCTGTAGGATTTCCTAGCTCTTCCATTGCTACTAAAATTTGGTCAAAAAGTTTCCTTTTTAGATTAACCACTTTGATACTTTTATCAGAGTAGTCGATACCTTGGACTGCATAAGCCCAACCGCATTTTAGGTCTGGGAAGTAATCTCGAACATGGTCATGCTCGATATTGTTAAACGTTTCTGAATTTCTGTCAAAAGACAAACATTCCATAGGAATATTCTTGTTGTTCTCTCCTTTGATCCAGTAAACGTATCTTGGAAGTAAGTCACCTACTAGTCGTATGTGATGATCTTCCTTGTTGCCAAAGTTGTAAGTCTCAATTTTGGTCTTTTGGGCTGAGCCCTTCGTTGTATTAAAGCCAATAGCCATAATAATCTCCTATAATGTCTCCTCGTATTTGAAGTGGATTATTCCATCTCTAATCTCGAGCAGTCTGTTTTGGTTAATAGTGTTCTCACTTACTTGACAGTAAATGAGATCTAGTGTGGTGTCTTTTGTTTTTGCGTACTCGAAAGAATTACGGAATGAAGCAACACCTACATACTCCGCAACCTCTTTATCGCTAAAGGCACGCCCTTTTTCAAGTAGTGCAACTGGGTTAACCAGAAAGCTACTACCATGAAAGCTTTTTTCATAAAACCTAAAGGTCTTATCATAATAATTTTTAGGAATCTTTTTATAAGTCACAATCCTTAGTATGGTTATGATGTCACCAACATTGCCATGGCTTGCTTCTAAAATCTTCTTCCAGTCAAAATATATCATATATTATACCAATTTTTTGAGGGGTTGTCAAGAACTATTTTTTCCATGTATTTAATTCAAATAAAGTTTCTGATTACTTGATGTTCACCTTATAATCTTGTTTAACATAATATCCCATTCGTGCATTAGCCTGCCTACTAGCAGTTTTTCCTAACAAATGTATATCTACTATTTTGGGCTGTATTTTGCCCTCTTTTTTACGAATAACCCTACCGATTAACTGTGTAAGAAGTGGTTCGTTGTTTACTGGTGTAGCCAGTATTAGACAACTTAGCACATCTAGAGAGATACCTTCTGAGAAAATTGACTGCGTACCAAACAGAATATTTCTGTCAGCACCCATTCTCCTCATAGTATTTTCTCTTTCCGTAAAATCCATGTCTCCGGTTATGCAGACTGCATTTTCACCAACCAATCGTTGACACACTTTAAGGAATGAGACTCTATCCGATACTACTAGTACCTTATGACCTTCCGCAGCATATGTTGACGCAATCAGAGCAATACTATGTATATATTCTTCGTTCTCTGCCAAATGATTGATTCTTTCTGCCCAAGGAGTAAACGATCCGTCAAGGAATCGTATATCACTTTTGATACAATCTATTTCTGGAATCATGTAGTTTTCTTTAGGCGGTTTATGTACGTTCTGACCAAAGTAATCCCTGAATACTACGTGTCTGCCGTCCTTCCTCTCTAGTGTTCCTGTTAGTCCCACTTTGAATCTTGCTGGCATTTCGTCTACTATTCGGGTAAACGTCGGCGACGAAACATGGTGCATCTCGTCTAGGATTACTGTCCCGAACAAATGTTTTATCTCGTCTATCCTGCGGTATAAACTCTGAATGTTTCCCACTACTATCGGAGACGAAGTGTTGAACTCCCCGCTTCCGATTCTCCCTGCCTTTATCCCAAAGCATTTTTGTACCTCTTTTTCCCACTGATTACGTAGGTTTGTAGTATGTGTTACTACTAATGTTTTCTGACCAAGCTTAGCAGCTATAGAAAGACCTGTAAAAGTCTTTCCCCAACTTACCCAAGCGTTAATTATAGCATTGTCTTCTACTGCGTCGTAAACTCTCTGCTGGGACGCACGTAATTTGAACTTAAATTCAGGAAACACCGTCGGCGCTTGTACGCGCTTATCGATAATCTCGTAGTCCTCTGGTATCAAATCAATTCGCCCGACAGGTATGGAAACCAAACCTTCTTTTAAAGGGCGAATTGTTTTAATTATCATAGGTGGGTCTTGCGGCATACGAGGAGGCAACGTATAAGTCAGCTCCTGCTCTAGTAACCCAAGGAAACGACTGTCGCCTTGCAACTGTATTCTGTTGCTTATGACTGCCTTCATGCACCTAGCCTTTTCAGTAACTCTAGATCTTCATCTCTCCAACGCATTGATTGAGTGTGATGGTTATTGTCCCATGGGGAGCTCCACCCTGTTTTCTGTTTTCTCTCTATAACATGTTGGGGTATATAATCTTTCATAACTTCTCTCATTAAATACTTTGTAGTACCAGCTGCGTACCCTTTAATGTGTTTGAATCTTGTTGCTGTAGGAACACCTAAAACATAGTGTACATAGCGCTGAGTAAGTAGAGGTATTCTAGCCTCCATTCCAAATAATCCGACTGTTTGGTCAGTTGCTAGGATATTCTGTTCGGAAGTTGTGAGCAAGTCTATAAAAAGACTCATGCCCATAGGGTCACCCTGCTCTAGCATATTTTGGGGGAACCATCTTTTATCTTTCATACTTTCTAGCATTTGTAAACAGTAGGCTGGGTCAAAACGTTTGTCATGATGTAAATATCCTGAGTATAATTCATCTCCGCTATCTCCTGTTAATACTACTTTACAGCCATGTTCGGCTGCTGCTCTTGCTAGTAAGTATCTAGGGGCTTGTCTATTATGATCTGACCATGCGTAATGCGTGCCTGCTAGCCAGGTCTTACCTAATGCTATTCGTTGGTCTCTACCTAAGTCTACTTTTACTACTTCTCTGCCCCATAGTTCTCCGCTTTTTATAGCCATTCTGCTTTCTTCTTGGAAACCCATGTGTTCATGACTATTTCCTTTTTCGTTACTATAACCGCAAGTGAAAAGCGTGATATCCTTAGTACTTTCACGGCATATAGATGCTACTAATTGGCTGTCGAACCCGCCACTTAGAAATATTGCATGTTTGTTGGTAGAATTACCATAATTTGCTACTTTTAAAATAGACTCTTTTGTTTTTTGTATAAAATCTTCGGGATTAAACTTATCTTTCCTAAGTACGAAGTAATTCCACAGATTGTGTCTACGGAGTTTCCAATTATTAGTGTTGAATTCCAGTACTCCACCTGGTTCTACTTTATGGTAGCCTTTCCATATACACTCGTCTCCCATAGAGCCAAATTTTCTTTCATTTACATTTAGTTCTTTATGTAAGAAAGATTTACAACTTGTACTAAATTCAAAGGTCTTTCCGTCATACCCCCACCATAGAGGTTTTGTTCCAAATTGATCTCTAATTAGAACTAATTTCTCCAGTTGTGGCATATAGTACATAATACTGCCATGCCAGTCTGTCCATTCTAAAACGGAAGTACCGTACTTGTCCAGCATTTTGCCGAGCCATACAGTATCGTTAGGTATTCTAGAATCATACATCTCTCCATTCAGCATGACTATATTACCTTTGTCAGTAACTATAGGCTGCTTTTGACCCGCTCCTGTTATATCAAGTAAAGCGTGCCCAAGATGTATTTTTGCATCTCCCCAGAAAGAAAGAGCATCTGGACCTCGATGCTCTTGTTTCTTTAGCATTATATGTGCTAAATGCTTATTGGTAGTACCTATAAATCCACACATCAGCTAAGCACTTTCCAACTAAGAATAGTATCAGGGTCAATATCGTCCCACCTCTGAAACTCTATATCATAAGCAATCATTTTATTACTTGTAGGCAGATTAGTAAAGAGTTGATGTTTTTTAGGTATCACATCATAACTAAGTGTCATTTCTCTACTTTTCTTTGTACCAGAAATAAGACTAGTGTACTCTACTAAGCAGATGTGATTCTTCATTTTCTCTATAATTTTATCTATGTCCACGTTTTCTCCAGTTCGGTATACCCACCGATTTTTTCTCCATCAAGTATTATCTGAGGGAATGTTCTTGCATTGGGAAACTCTTTCGCCATCTCTAGCCTATCAAAGTCTCTATCAAGTTTCTTGTACATGGTTTTTACGCCCTTCTGTTGGCATAGCTTTAACGCCATCTCACAGTAAGGACAGTTGTCTTTTCCATAAATTATTGCTTCCATTTTTCTCCTAAATATGTTATCCCAGTTATCGGAATAAGCTTGACTGCTAGGCTTAGTCTTTATGAGGTCGCCTGTAATGTCGTTTTTTGTTGTTTTCATATCATACACCAAGTGCTTTTTTGTTCTTCAACTGCAAAGTCTCGAATTTCCCAAGGAAGCCCTCGTCTGTATACTATACCTGCCCATGCTACGTCCTCACTAGGTGGGGTTGCTACTTCCATGAGCCTGTCTATACCTTTAAACTTTATCATTGTTGCTACGCCTCTTTTGAAACGCTTTGTTATCTTGTGGTAGTGTATTTTGCACTTCTCTGTTTTTTCATACGCTATCACTCTGCCATGATTATCAACAAAGTTTTTTCCTCTATGTTGACTCATGCCTATTATATCTCTTATCATATACCTTAGGGAATATAAATTTTTCATAGGAGTTTGCATTCTTCTTATACCTAGAGTATCTCCTACCATATTCTTGTCATCTAGCACCTGATTATCTAGCCATAGAATACCATCTATTAGCTCGACATTCTCACTATGTATAACGTAAACTGGGAAGACTAAATCTTCCCAAGTATCAACTCTATCTTGCATCTTGTTACTCCCAAGAGTCCAAATTCTTCGCTGAGACCTTTGTCTCGCTCGTAAACTTTTACTAAGTCTGCGCTTCAATGAACTTCCTTATTATCGGTTCAGCTTCCTCTTGTGGGGTTGGTTCCCATACCCATTGCCACCCATCGTACCCATACTCGTCTTTCTGTGTTCCTAGGTATTGTAGCCCAGGCATAGACTCCTTAAAGTAATTTACGTACATATGACCTGCTTCATACAAATCCATGATGGCATGTTCTACTCCCTGTACTTTTACTCCCCATTCTGGAGCCCATAAGCATGGAGATTCTTTGTTCTTATCTACAGGAAATAAATGACACTTACTGTCAGTAATCCAACCTTTGTCCCAGATTGAATATCTCCTGCCATATAGCTCTTTAGCCAAGTGTGGCGGAATTATCCTTACACATGCTACTATTTCGCTATCTCTGTTTTTAATCCATAGAAAGTAAGACTCTTGATCTAACGCATCTATAGGATTCATAATTCGTTGATTGCCTACTACGAACATTTCTACTCGTTCTTGGCATGTTTTTGCATACTCTTCTTTTGTTATGCTGTCGTAATGGAATAATTCTCTAATGTACCCGTTACTGTATATCCTTCTTGCTATTGCTTTTCTGCTGTTATTTTCCATTGGTGGCTGTCCGGGTTGTGTTGTGATTTGTAGTTATCTCCATAGTTTATTCGTCTATCTTTATTATCTAGATAACCTCCTGCTTCTACATAGTATAAATTTAAGGTAGTTAATGAATCAAGTTTTAATCTATGCCTGCCATGGTATGTCTCGGCAGCGTTAAATATTACTGCATCTCCTTGATGGCAGCTCAATATCATACTAGGCTTTTGTTCTCCCTCAATGAGAGGGTTATCCTGCCCTTCGATAAATCCCATAGGCCAGCTATCGTCACTAATCTGTATTATTACAGCGTGTTCTGCTTCCCACCTGTTTCTATGCCACCCCAAAAAAGAATGTTTAGCATATCTTCGTACCATTGAGTAACTAAGAACAACATCTTTGTTTAATAAGTTTGCTACTGTGTCTCTGTAAACGAGTCCAATTCCATCAGATAAAGGGTCTCCGCCCAGTTGAAAGTGTGTTCCACTTTTTCCTTTATATCTGCTTACATTTCTATTCAGTATACGTAAGTCCATATACTTATTTACTATATCACACTCATGAGGACTCATGAAAGAACTTTGCTTGAAAGGTTTCATTCCATGTCCTTCATTATCGTACTAAAATACTTGATACCCTCCTGGTAGCGAAATACACCATCTTGTGCTGTCTTTTTCGCCTGCAATAACTCTAAACACTTGTAACATACATTACAAGGCTCAAATCCTAATAATCTTCCATTTTTTCTTATCTCGCCTTTAGGCTGATAACAAGTCCATAGTAACTCTAACATCTTCGGCTCTTCTCGCATAATAAGTGCATACATTTCCGCTTTAGTTAAGAACTCCAATGGGTTTCGTACTTCAGGGGTTTCTCTACACGCTGATAGTTTAACTCCTGTTCCATCTAAGCAATCACTAGCGTAAAGAGCCATAATCTTTCTGTACTCTCTAAACTGTAATCGCATTCTCATGTCATCTTCTGCATTAGCTCCCATCATGAACCATTTGAACTTGATTCCTCCAGGTGCGCCTAATACTACTGACATAAAGGAGGATAGTCCCGATACAATAATCGGAACTTCCCTCGTGTGTGGTAGAACTGATAGCATTGATTTATCGTTACCATATGGTAAGTTATAAAACTCTGCTTGTTTCTGCGTATAAAACGCCATGGCGTCCGAAAACATTCCACCGCGTTGTTCATACCAATATACACAGAATGGGTGCATGTCAGGATCTCTTTGCGTGTAAATTAGAGCCGCTGTGGACTCTACACCTGCGCTGAGAGGCATATAGGTATTAGTTCTAGGGTCAGCATTATTTATTGCGTTAACAATATCGTCCGATGACTTAAGAGTCTGATTCTCTAGTTTTGGTACCTTAATTTTTGTTGGCATTGCTCTTCTCCAAGCTAATCAATACATTCGTTGTTGCCTTGTCCCGTAACAGAGTCATATCCTTTAATGGTTTGAATTTGGCGTTTACTAGTATCTCAGACACTACGTAATTTTGAGGTTGCGCAAGGTTAATTAAAATCAGTGCGGCCTCGTAGGGGTCAATAAAGTACTCCCCGTCCTCAACTCCATCTAGGATTGCCGAATTTGTCCAACCCATACTAACATTGTGTAATCTACACTTGTTAATATGCGGGTAGTTAACAGCAGCTTGTATTGAATATTCTCGTAACTCAGTTTTGTCCTTTTCGTATATGTCTGAACCTATACTGTAATAACTGGTAGCTGAGCCAGTGCTAATAACAACTTTATTATTATGCTTTTTCCATTGTGTATGTAATATCTTCTGGATCTTGTTCTGTATTCGAGGCACCCAAGCGTGATTAAACACGATATCTGCATCAAATCTTAATATATCGTTGAGAACGTCGTCCCCACCTTTCATTAGATCAAAACCATTACTCCGTGAGTAACCCCTTACGTCAGCGCCATGATGTAAACAATACTGATAAATTTCTAAACCAATACCACTTGTGTGTCCTGTCACTGCTACTCTTTGTCCTCTTAACATATCCACGATCCTTATTCTCCTACAATTGAATTAAGCTAACCCACATAGTCCCAAACACAAATACTGCTAGAATCGCGAAGGCTATATCGTCTTCATACCCTTCCAAGTTATGGCGGTTGATTCGTAAACAGTTTGTGTATATGCTATTAGCTGTTCTTTTTATTTTTTTCATTAGTTATAATACTTGTCCCACTTGTCAAAACTGTAGTCTTGACCTATCTCAAAGTCACACCCCACAGGACAATTGGGTATAGAAAAGCCTCTGTCCTTCTGGACAAAAGATTTCAGGTTTTTACAATAGACGTCCATTTCAGTCTCTGGTACTTCTGCAAGAATTGAATCGTGCACAAGCCCGAAGATTTTGGACTTCATTCCAGTTCTATTGATGTAGTGTTGCATATCTATCGCACCCAATAGGTTGATGTCCGATGCGACGGATTGTACTAGAAAGTTAATTCCACTTCTTACTTCGTGAGACGCAATACCTTTGTCCTTACTCTTGGCATTGGGAAGCCTACGCTTCCTACCGAATTCGCTGTAAATGAATGCATTGGCACGAATAAACGAACCGCAATCATCTAACCACTTCTTCAGATTGGGGAATGACTGGAAGTATTCTGAAATAACTGTCTGAGCATCATGCATTGAGAACTCTGTTCCAGAGTCCTTCGTAACTTGCCATGAGATTTTAGCTGGGCCTGCACCGTACATAATACCGAATGTTACAGCCTTAGCTTGTTGACGTTTGTCTTTGTATAATTCATCGACTTGGTCAGCTTCACATGGTAGTTTAAAGACTTGCTTCGCGATAGTCGAGTGAAAGTTGCCTCCACTCTTGAATACGTTCTGCAGTCCTACGTCTTTCGCCAAAACAGCGGCAACATACACTTCTGCCGTTGTTAAGTCCATAGAGACGATTTTGTGCCCTTCTTTTGCTAGTATACAGCCTTTAACCGTGGGGTTATCCCTCGGAAGCTGTTGCATATTCAATTTACCACTAGAAGAAAGACGTCCAGAAGTTGTGCCATGCAGGTTGAATCCTGTACGGAGTCTACTATCTCTATCAAGATTCGGTATAATCTTATCAAGATATGTAGTCTTTATCTTGTTCTTCTGTCTAATTTCTAGTATGTGTTTAGGAACAGCGTGTTCTTCTGCCAGTTCATTAAGAACCTCAGCATCAGTACTATGGGCACCTGTACCTGTTTTCTTACCCGTTGGGGTTAGATTTATAAAATCGAATAAAAGGGATCGAAGTTGTACTGTGGAGTTCGGGTTAAAGTCTTTACCCTGTGCTTTCTCAAACTGTCTCACTTCAGGAAATTCGTATAACTCTGCAACTGCTTTCGTTATATCTTCCTGCATTACACCCTGAGCAAAGTCTAGTCGCTCACGGTTGAAAGGAACACCATTGTTCTCAACTTGCCTTAAAAAGTTACAGCCTTCGAGTAGAATATTCTCATAGACCCATAAGAGTCTCTTGTTCTTCTCGATTGCTGGCTTCATCTTCTGATATAGTGAAAAGGTTACTACTGCGTCCATAGCCGCGTAATCTTTCATTACATCAAAAGGTATTAGGTCATAGCTAAAGGCTTGCTTTAGTATGCCATGTTTTCTCCTGTACTCTGCGCCCCAATCTTCTAACGGCTTCTCATAGTCTCCATAAGGAGTATGCTTCATCGCTAGTTGTTTAAGACCGTGTGTGCCAGGGTTTTCATCGAACATATAATGCATAAGCATTGTATCTTCGAATTTTGGAAACTCGAAATTAAAATGGTAAATAAACCATTGTAAATCGAACTTCGCATTGTGAAATACTACAGTTTTCTTGTTGAAGAGTTCCTGCATTTTTGCTTCGACTTCTTCATCAATTACGTCGCAATCACAATAAATACCATGATCAGGCTCATAAGACATACTAAATCCAAGCATATAGCCGTCCCTACAGTATAAAGCACTTGTCTCTGAGTCGAGTGCGATATATGGGAGCGGGTGGTCGATCGCCGCTTGGATAAATTTAAGTGCTGTTTCTTTGTCCTGTATGCCATAGCATTTGTCTTCCGATAGTTTCTCAATTATTAGTTCTCCGCTAACATACCCTGAGATGCTTTCAATAGCATCTTCGAAAGCTTTCTTAGCTTCAGGTTTGAACTTAATGATAGCTGGATTGATGAGAGCTAAAAACTTCTCATCTATAATTTTACCATTGTATTCTGTTACTGATGTTTTTCTAGTGTACTGCTTAAATGCTTCTGCTCCCACTAAGATTAGCCAATCATAGTCGTCAGGATTTAGTTCTAGGTCAACATCTTTCTTAAGAACTTTTGTTACCGAACTATCAGAACATAACGCAAAACGTTCAAATTCAAACTCGAAGTATCTATCGAAGTTTGTACTTGTTGGCTTGGTTTCTATAAGTGCTACTTTAGCCATTCTAATAATTCTCCATAAGTTAATGTTTTAAATAAGTTGCAATCCAGATGATATTTATAGGTCTGTCTGTTTAAATGGAACTGACCTTCTCCTGTATTGCCCCTGTGTTGTTTGTTAGAGTATTTCATTTCTTTACCGATATCACTATTCTGCACCCTAAAGACTTGAATCATGTCTTTAAAGAATACTCCATAAAATAGTATATCAAATTCTTCTTTCTTGACTTGCTGGATATTACAATCCCAGTCGTAGTCTTGCCATTGGTGATACATAATATCGCGGTTGGCTTCGCATTCTAAAGCCTTAAACAAGTTCCTGTCAGTTATCTTCAGTTCTGCTTTCTTCTGAACTCTCGAAAATTTACACTCTATACGACTACCATCAAATTTATCAAATAAGTCGTAGCTAAGAGTTCCACTTTCAGTAGCCTTTATAATCTTCTTAATCATAATCTCGGCAACTGTGCCAAATCTACGAGTATGCAATCCGAAGATTGCTTTTTGTAACTGTTCACTATCCATATAATCGGGCTTTTAACTTGTGTATTTGGGCTGGAGTGAACCCGCCTGGGTCTTGTCCGTCCTTTAGTTTAATCTGCTGTACTGACAGTTCCATTTTCTCTGCCAATGTTTTAATTTGTTCTGATGCTTTTTGGCCTGCTTCGTCGCCATCAAACAATATATCAATTCCCTGCACTCCTTGTAGTTTGAGCAGGGATAGCTTGAACCAGTCCATTTGTTGTGTTCCGAAACAGCAAACTGTGTTCTTTAAGCCATTGTCCCAAAGATTGAGACAATCAAAAATTCCTTCTACCAATATAACTCTATTAGCTATTGGTTTAACCTTAGCTGGAGTGAACGGCATCTTTACCCCGTGTGGGTAGATATAATACTTGTCGCTGCCTACTGCTCCTGCTATGCTTCTCCCTAAGAGTGCAATAGTTCTGCCTGTCAAATCACGAATGGGAAAGATAATCCTACCTTCAAACTTTGGAACATTCCAAGTGAAGGCTTGCCATATCTTTAGAGTTTCCTCAGAGATATTGCGGTAAGGACCACCTTTCCATTCGATCCGGTCTTCTGGGAGTTGAATACCTACGGTTTGTGAACGGGCTTTTGCAATCTTGTCTTTAATTCTGTGTACTTTAACCTCTAGTGGACTCTCTGGAGCACCGAAGTATGTAAATATGTTACCTTTATAACCACAACCGAAACAGTGCATTACGCCTGTAACTTTGTCTACCCTAAGGCTTGGGTTATTATCGTCATGCTCAGGATTTAGGCATGATATTAGTGCGTCCTGTCCTTTGACAGTAAACGGCATCTTCTTTTCTTGTAATAAGTCTATTGCTATCATTTATAAGTATATTATACAGGAATTTTGACCTTGTGTCAAGTATTATTTTTCCTTTCCATAGATTTAATTCTTTCTGAGCCAAGCGTAGATTTGTGTTTCCATTCTAGCTCGTCCCCCAATTTTTCAAATTCTGTCATCTTGACACCACTAGGATCAGCATCATCTTCGTAATAAAGTGACTTCCATACTAATTCTACCATCTGAAAGTAGACTGCTACAGCTTTATCTCTAAAATCTTTGTCTCCCCATAGATACCATACTAACCAGTACTCTTTATCTATACGGCAAACTCTTATTTCTTGTTCTCCTAGTTCGGGAAAGTCTTTTACAATCTCTGCGTATGCTCTTAGTCTTTGTGAGCCAGCGATTGGGTACCAGTTAGGCATCGTTAGAATAGGCGCTTTCATTCCATGGGATAGTAATGAATCTCTGAGAGGTTCATTCAAGGGGACGGATTTAATATTCTCCTTTACCTTGTCCTGTTCTAGTAGCCAGTTTATCTTTCTAACATACCACGTATTAGGTGGCATAGGTATAAGTTCCGCAGTTTCTCTACTTACTCTGTCGTTTGCCATTGAGCAAGCTCCTGCTTAATAACTTGTATTTGTTCTTCGTAATCAAACCAGAGACTACCACTACCAGTATTATTTTGTAACTTCTCTAGAATAATGAGTCTATCAATCTTATTTGCAATAGACTCTGGGTATTCTGATTTATGTTTCATTTTTCTACTATAGTCTTTTTCTGACTTGTGAGCTCCTGCTCCTGATTTGTTCCTGCTATGTTTAGCTACTGGATTGTTTATCTTTTTCATATTGTAATTCTAGCTCCCTAGATTCTTTTAAAAAGTCTATTGCCTTACCGTTTCTATAGGGTAAATCAGGCATCATATCCCAATCTTCTACAAACCTAAGCCAAATGCGTCCTTCATGGACTTGGACTTTAAATGTTTTACCTTCATAGAATCGTAATGATTCCATACTTAATTCTTCATCAAATTGTATATCTTCACCCTCTCGAATGAATTTATAGTCTACAAACGTTACTCGGTCTGGGTTAGCTTGTGCCACCTACAGTTCTCCTTTTAATGTCATTATGGTTGAATTCTGCCCAATAGAGTTCAAATGCAACTCCATCTTTTAGTCCTTCAAATTGATGTATTACGCCAGGCTTAACCTGCGTAAAGTCGCCTGGATTTAGGATTGTTTCATCTACTAAATCGTAATCATTTTGCCAGCATCTTACTAGCATCTGTCCTGACTCAACGAAAAAGCCATTCCATTTAAATTCATGCTCATGTTCTGAACACTTCATTCCTTTCTTAAATTCTACTCTATGGAACTCTAAGACTCCATTAGCGTGTATTAACTCTGTTTGTCCCCATATTTTACCTGCTTTCATATCTTTTTCCTAAAATAATGTGTTTTCCACTTAGTTAGCGGATAACCAAAGAAGTAATGTAAAAACAACTGATACACTCCCTCTACTGTTATAATATTATATGCGTGATTGCCCTGGGGCGTACCTATATCGTAAAAGTACTTGTTGTTTACATATATTGAAAAACCTGTGGTCTTTCTTATTTTTTGCCACTCTAATTTTCTTTCTGGCGTATCATACGTATCTGCGCCTAAATATACATCTGTAGATAGTGAAAAATCATAAATATCTGCTACTCCTTCGCCTCTACCAGACCTATGTAGTGCTATCCACTTTATTAGGTTGTTGCCCTGTCTATCTCTAAGAATAGGTTTTATATTGTTAAAATAAGGTGCGTACTGCATTCTATTAGTGCATCGTGGGTCTACTACCCAGCCTACTAATCTAACTTCAGGAAGTACTTTCTTTAGTATTATTCTGTTTGTGCCTGGGTGTATGTTAAAAACTTGTTTTTCTAAGTCTCCGTATACAATAATCGGGTCTCGAAAGCCTAGTTTCCCTGACCTGTGTCGTTCTAGAACTGAGTCTATAAATACATATAGTCGTAAGTAAATTCTGTTTTCATTGTGATAAAGCCAGCCTTGGGCGCCCTGTGTCGTTTGCCACTCTCCACAAAGTCCAATAAACTTAGTGTCTACGTCAAAAGCGAAAATACCTGCTCTAAAAGCTGGTGCCCATCTACTATAAATCACTGTAGTCTTCTCCAGTATTCATACTTTCCCGCATTTCTGCTTTCTCGTCGGGGTCTATAGCTGTATGTGGTCCGATCTTTAGTGTTTCCCAGTCGATTTCCGAGATAAATGACTTCATCTCTCCACTACGCATTTTATTACATTTGAATTTGATTGCATTCTCTTCTTTGCCCCAATGTTCTAGGGTATACGACGCATCTACTGCATCTTCGATACCTTTGGAGAATCTTACCTCTCCTTTAGGGTTTGTTTGGAACGCTGATATGACCAATACTTCTTGGTCTTGGGCGAGTGCCTTCAATCCCTTTGAAATCTCTATTTGTTCAGTCCATTCGTACTGACCAGAGCGACTAGGAGCATTGTGACGACGTACTTGGTTTAGATAATCTACAATTACCATACCCAGATCGGGGTACTCTATCTTCTTCTGCCTAACTGTACTAATAATCTTAGCAAGTGTAAGTGAAGGGTCAAAGAATACATCTAACTGAGCCTCTTTCTTTAATTCACACTTTCGAGTGAGTGCATAGTGGAATTTGTCAAAATCTGTGGAAACATTCCAGTCCGCTAGGACTTCACTGCCTCCTTCAAATCTATCTGCCCACCACTCACCGATGCGTTTCCACTCTTTCTCATAAAGATTTCTCTTTATCAGTCTGCCTAGTGGTACACCTGTGGCCATGCTACACATTCTTTGCAGAATAGGTCGCTGATCCATCTCGATAGTAAAGTAAAGCACGGAACGTCCTGATTGCTGGGCATTGACAGCCATATTACAGCAAGCAAATGATTTTCCGTGACCTCGTTGCGCCCCCACAATGACCAAGTCTTTGGGAGAGAATTGATAAGACAAGTCGTAGTCTTGGTTTAACCCTAAGCCTAAGTACTTTGCCAAATCGTCTTCAGAATCGAACAACTCAACCGTTTCCATTGTATCTTGGTCGTCGGCTGTGTTAACTCGATCTTGAACTTGTACGACCATCTCTTGCAGATAGTCGATATTCTCCTTTGCGTCAGCAACGGAGATTGTTTCGTCTAAATAATGTTCTATCTTGGCTAGGATTTCATTCTGTGTGAACATATCCTTAAGATATTCTAATAGTTCGTGCGCTGGAGTATCAGTCTCCACAGCCTCTATCGCAAAGATTTTCTCTTGGAGTTCTCTGGAACGTATTTCATACTTCAAATCCTCAAAAGAGGGAAGCGCATGAAACTTATGGACGTGTTTATCCACGACCTTCCAAATCTTTTGGTACTCGCCTTCAGGTAAATAATGCACCTGTAAGCGGTTCCAAGTCTCGAAATCTCCTTGCGATAAAAGTTGTTTTATAAGTGCACTTTCTACTGTCATAATCTCTCCCAAGAAAAAGCAGGGGAGCGAACTCCCCTACAATCTTGACAATTAAAAAGTTGTTATTGAGTAACTCTTTCTTTTCTAGCTGATCCGTCGTAGTCAGCACATACTAAACCACGTCTTGTAAGCATTGTTTTCACGCCTCTTACAGTTTTACCGATTGAGTCGGCGATAGCGTCGACAGTCATGCCGTCGATTTCCATGTCAGCTAAAGGGTCTGCTTTGCCTGAACCTTTAGTTTCTTTCTGCTTAGGGATAGCGTTAATTTCGCCAGCTCTTAGCAAAGAAAGTGCTTTACCTCTGATAGAGTTTACACTCTTTCCTAGGCTTTCAGCAATCTCTTCAATGAAAGATCCACCGTTGACCATCTCAACAAATGTTCCTTCTTCAGCTTCAGAATAAGTCTTAACTGACTCAACTTTAGGAGCAGGTTTAACATGCTCTGTAAGTTGCATTGAAAGGATTTTGCCTTGAATTGATTTAGCAGAAAAGTTTCCGCCTTCAAAATTCGAAGCGATTTCAGCGTATGTGTAAGAACCTGAGTTATCAGTTACAAATGCTGAAAGGGTAGCCTCTTGTGCATCACTAAAAGATTTAGTGTTGCTAGATGAAGCCAATTCTACATCATAACCCATTTTTCTCAACTTGCTAGAAACACTTCTTACTGAAGTTTCTAAGTCTGTTGCAGCGTTAGCTACAGTAGATTGAGATACTGGGGATTCAGAGCCTACAAAGCTCTCAAGAGATGATGTTCTCTCGTCTGTCCATTTTGGTAATGCCATTTTATTATTCTCCGATTAAATTTAAAATGCTTGTTATTATAATGACACCGCGGTCTTGCGCTGCCTTAGTTTTGGCTGACTCAACTCCTGACTCGTTTATTAAATGAGTGCAGTCCTTTGTCAGACTGTTTTTTACGGCATAGCCGTGTTGTTCCAGAACTTCCGCCGCATGAGCCTTGCTGGGATATGAATTGAGTCTACCACTAATACAGACTGTACCGATTATCTCTCGTTTTACAACTTTAGTTGCAGAAAAAGAGAAAGGAAGTTTTGATTTGTATTTGTTAGGATAAAATTCTGATTCTAACCATTGCATTAGGTTGCTTGTTGCTTTTGGGCCAATACCCGCTTCAGTACAACTTTTCTCAGATATATCTTCGAGTGAAGATATAGTCTCGCATAATTTTTGAGAAGCTGACCGACCGAAAAGTGGAATTGAGAAAGCTGGCAATAAAGTTTGCAAATCTACTGATTTTGACTTCTCAATTTCAATAGCTAATTTTATAGCCAGTCTCTCCGAGCCAAGTCTTAAGGAAATATCCTCAACGGTTAGCTCATACAATTCTGGATAGTCTCCGATATCCAACTTACTAATGCAAGCTGGGCCGAATCCTTTTATTTTTAAGAGTTTTCCGAAATGCTCCAACTTCTTACTCCATTGTGCTGGACACATCTTGTTTAGGCAGTAAATTAGGTCGTTGACCCAAGTTACATCACCCTCACAGGAAGGACAAGCAGTTGGCGGTAAAATTTGGCTCATTTAGATTTTTCTCTCTTTTCTTATTTATATTGTATATTATAGAGGAAATTTAACCTCTTGTCAAGAACTATTTTTTGTATCCTAACTTTCTTTTTCAGGTTCAAAAATTTCGTCTTCTTCATAGACATAGGTGTCGGGGCTGTAGTTTCTTTTCAACTGCCACTCAAACCACATGGTTCTGAAATACTTGACTATTTTATTTAAAAAATTCATTTTTTCTTATATCCTCGATAATGCGCTGTGCCATTGCTTCGTGCGC